CTCTAATCCCCTCGGCGAAGCCGTTAGAGACGGGTCGCGAGTTCTTTTCTGAACGAGCTGCATAAAGGGCAGCAATGCCAGAAATCGTACTCGCTGCGATTAATCCGACCGCCGTGATTGCATCGGTCATTTGCGGCCGAAGGTTATATCGTTAGGGTTTAGCCAGCGGAGAATAACGGGTGCAACGGATGCGAGACCTGCCATTCCGATGGCCTTTGGGTCTGTAATTCCGGCCAAATAAACGGTGAGACATGAAGCCAGAAAAGACCTAGCCCAAGAGGCTGCTAATGCTTTGAATTCGCTCATAATCCTAGCCTTTCGATAAGTTCAGCGGCTTTCGCTGGAGTTATAGAGATTTCAAAGTGCATTTCATCAGAACGATGACGGAAATCTCCACCCCACATCATGCCGTACTTCTTGGCCAAAGCTCTCAACATCGGCACTTTCTCGCTTGGGAATGTCCCCTTCTTTCCAAGAGGATGCTTGGTGGCATTGAGGTCGATGGCGGTGCCGGATGAATGATTGCTCAGCTTGTCCGTGGCCCCACGAACCATCCGAAAGCAATAACCCCAGTCATCCAATGCACCACCGTCGATGGGCTCAATCAGATCGTGGAACTCTTTGCAGAATCCAGCAACTAACGGCGCAACGGCTTCTGCACATCGCACCTTAAGCTTTGTTCCTTCGATGGGAACACTTACTATTTCAATAATTGCCGGGTCATTTGAAGCTTGCCATCCGTTCTGACTTTGCATCATGCCAAAGCAGCTTTTAATTCTTCAATGTTTAGACCGACGCTTGCTAATTTGTCTGCAATTGTTGGAATGCTATCAATGCCGACATGAGTAGCAACAATTGAAGCAGCAAGATCTTCTTTGGCTTTCGTAACATCAAATGAAATTTGACCATTGCCATTGTCATTGATTACATCAACGGCAATGCCTTGTCCTTTTAATTCGGATTTCAATTGTGTTCCATTTAATGAAGTTGGCTTTGTGAATTCCATAATTATGCTCCTAAGTAAGTTATTCCGAAGTAAGTCGCACCAACACCCCAGCCATCGCCTCTGACTGCTAATGAACCGCCAGAACCCTGTTCGACTCTTATGTCAATGTAATCACCAACTGCAAGGCTAACAAGGTCGGGAATAGCATTTCCTGAACTGCCCGTTGCGCTTGGTGAATAAAAAACCTGAGAATAGAAACTTCCGTTTTTGAATAAATACAATTCTCGGTATCCTGTTCCACTTGTTGCAAATGTAACTCCAGCGGTCACTAAGTATTTGCCCGCTTTACCGCTTGGAATTGTCATTCGACCAGTGAGAGTAGATGTATCGTGAAATCCATTTGTATCAAAGGTTTCTGTATCAAAGGTGACGGTTGTTCTAACGCTGTTTGAGATAGATTGGTCTATGCTATTTGTGACACGGCAACCGACAAATGAGGCTGCACCGCTTGAAGGTGTTGCCCATGATGGAACTCCTGCTGCGACTGTTAGAACCTGACCGGTAGAGCCAATTCCTAACCTTGTGACCGCACTTGATCCGGTTGCATAAATAACGTCTCCGGCAGTTGTAACTGTTGATTTTGGAATCGCTGCAGCGGCTAAATCATAAGATGATTTTACCGCAGTCGGCGTAGCAGCTAAGACGGATGAAGTTGTCGATGTTGAATCTGAAAGCTGAACTGAGCCTTTTTGAGTTGTAGAAGCGTCTTGAATTCCGACGGTAACTGCTCCAGATGTTCCACCACCGGTTAGCGGAGATGTTGCAGTTACGCCAGTAATGTCGCCTTGGTCATTGGCAATCCAGACAAAGTCCATGTCCGTATTTGTTGCCTTTGCAAGAATCTGGCCTGTTGTGCCACCAAGTAAATCACCCATAGAAGTTGCGACGGCTTGACCAAAGACTTCAAAGTCTGCAGGTAAGTCCGTTACTAAATCTGTGGCCGTCGGCATTTGCCAGCCAAAGGGGGTTGTGGGATTGCTCATTTGTTCTCCTTACGCGACGACAGTCGCATCTTGCCATTCGAGAGTTCCCGATATGGTGTTCCATTTTTCTAGTACCGATACTTCTTGCCATTTCATAGCTTGAAGGCTGAACGCTAACGGTGAAAGCAAAGCCGTCACCGAGACCGAATTGTACGCTGCCCGGAACGTCCATCCCTCGACGAAACCCAGATAAGTTCCAGCAGACATATTGAGTGGCAAATCTGAAATTCGTAACGGAAGTCCCATAAAGATGTTAATCAACGAATCCCGGTCGGCGTTATCAATTTCCGGATTAGTCAATTCGTATGTGATCTGATTGAACATCGGCTGAGGGTAGGCCCGGAGAGTTAAATAGAAGGCTGCTTGAGTATCGGCGTCTGCGTGATTCTTTAGAGTTGTGGTAACTATTTGGGCCAGCCGTCCATAAATGGCTATTGAATCGGCATCTTCAAAGGGAGTGGTCTCATTGTTTGAGTTAGTTCCGTACTTCAAAGTCACCGAGTTCCGGACGTCTCCAGCTCGTGTCTGGATAGTGATGCCGTTCGATAAAGCCTGAGCTGCTGAAAGGTCGGTATAGCCGTTAGTCGCCAGATAAATGCTCCGGTGAGTCGAATCGGCATAACTGATTCTGCCCTGAGCATCTTCATAAATATAACCTAATCCGGATGTAGCAAGGGCAGAGACCAAAGAATAAACCGTCGTCCGGTCGGCAGTTCGTGCAGCTAAATCATAATTTCCTGGAGTATCAATCTCACCAAGTCCCACGTTCTCTGCATTGGCCCAAGTTGTCGTTGGAGTATATGTAGCCCACGTCAAAGCGGCTGGAACTTCGCTCCAGTTATTGAGAAGCAAATCTTGCAATATATGAAGGATTTGAGTTCCGTCATGAGCTGAAGTTAGTGTCCCATCTGTTAGGGCTTTAGGAAGTCGAGACAATGCTCCAAGCGCGATGATCGAAATAGTCTGATTAATTCCCACTACGCCGGAACTAGAAACTGAGATAGATACGTCAGTAATCGTGCCGCCAAATATCGGAGTAAAAGTCGCAGTTGAATCTTTAAGTTCGATTGTCACTGAATCGTTGATATTTATATTCACGACAGATTGGTCAAGATTTATGAGCTGCATATTCACATAACCGGCATTGGCCTGTTCGTAGATATTAGTCCGGCCGGAAGTTATCGTGAGATTGGCAAGCGTAAAGTTGGTATAAATCGTCCCATCAATGGTGACGCGCCAGATTGGATTCCAGATTGTCACACTGCGACCAAGTTGCTAGAACCACCGGTGCCACGGTAGGCAGAATTGTTGAGGGTATCTACAATCGTCCGAGCGGTAGATTCGGGGTCTATGGCTCCTGTGACGGTCAGATTTACGGTAGGCCCAGAAGCTTTAAGAATGCCTGCCAAAGTGGTCGTATCCACGCCAGAACCGTATCCAGTAAAAGCCGACGTGCTTGCCGCGGCTTTAGCTGCAGAACTGGCTGCAGAAGAGACGGCCGAAGAGGTTGAAGAGGTTCCGGAAGTAGAAGTAGATGGAACTGCAATCTTTGGGATTGTTGTCGAGGTCGTAACGCCTGAAGTTGAGACCGTCGGCATTTTGACTGTTGGGGCTCCGCTAACCGGAATCGTTGGGATATTTGGTAAAATTGGGATTGAGTTGTATTTAGTAATCAGCCAGTTAATAACTCCGATTGCAGATTCCACGGCAGTCGTGATGGCTCCAATAATGCCGCCGATGATATTAATAACACCGCCAGCAATCTTTCCTACGATCTGAAGGGCTGCTCCTAAAGTCGTTCCAAGAACCGGTGCAACGTAATCTGCGATTAACTTTCCGAAAGCCAGGAAGGCATCCATATTGTCACCGATTGCATCTTTGACGTAGGCCAAGCCTTTAAGGAGACCGTTCCAGATTGGAATAAACACATTGCTCAGAGTTGTACCGAGATTCGTAATATAAGAAGTCAATCCGCCAGATTTATCTGAAAAGGCGTTCGATAACTTTTCTACGATTGGGACGACGTATTCTGTGAAATATCCGACTAACTTTTCCAAGATAGGAAGTAAGGCATATCCAACTGTCTCTTTAGCTTCGTTGAGTGTGGTCTTGAGAATATCCATCCGGCCTTGAAAGGTCTCGGCGTTCTTAGCTGCTGCGCCACCAAATAAGTCGGTTAGACGTTGCTGGACTTGGGTGAAATCCATGGTCTTAAGTTCGGCCGATGATAATCCAACGCCTAATTTTCCGAGGGCAGTCGTGTTCCCGTCATAAGCCTTGCCTAACGAATTTGCCACACTTTCGAGCGGTTTGCCCGTTTGCGTAGAAATATCAAGGGCCAAAGAAAGAAGCTCTTGTGCTTTACTCGCATCTTCAGTCGAGAGGGCCAGTCGAGATAGGGCCGGACGAAGTTTATCGTCCGAGACTCCGGTGGCCAAAGACATCTT